GAATCAGCGAATTGGAAGGTTAATTTTTCACCCACAGACTGAGTTGTTTGTTCAATCAGCTAGGGCGCTGTACTACATAAACGCCACGTACCAAACATTAGTTGGCCCCGTAGATTCTAACCCCGCATTTTCTTCAAACGCCACAACGAATTACATTTCAGATTCTAGGTGGAAGAACCATGTTTACATGGTGTCTGATAGTTTTGCTGACCCAATAAAAGTTTATAAAGATTCCTCAAATACATGGAGAGTAAATACAGCCGGACTCCCTTCGCTTGATTTAGAGGGCGCTGTTGATTTAGCAAATGCGATTAAAACTGCGTACAACGTGCATATTGCAGACATCACATCTAAGCACACTGCCGCAGATACGGCCCATATTATTACAGCCGCAAATGCTTACGATTTTGATACGCTAGTAGCTCTTGTAACTGAGTTACTGACCGACTTTTCTTTACACGATTTAGACGATGCAAGTGGCGCCGGGAGTTATCACCAAGCCGCAGGAGCCGCAGGCGCACTAACCTCGACAGTGGCGCCAACAACTACCCAAGAGTGTATTACTAAACTTGCCGATTTAAGAACGCAATATAATCGTCACGATAACGATGCGGCAGCACACACTACTGGCGGCGACAGATTAGTTACAGTCGTACAAACACCAGAGGTTACTGGCACTGTAGGAACCGGAAATTATCTTTATAAGCTTCACTATCGGCACACTTACACTGTTGGGACAGTTACTTTTGAAGTACAAGGCGCAACACTTGAAATAAGCGGGCTTTTACTCTCAACCGGAACAAAAACGGTTTCTTCTATTCCTGCAATATCTAACGGCTCAACTCGTTGTTACGACACTGCAACTATTACGTGTGACGTATATCGCACAGAAAACGCCGGGACTGTTTTTTACTACGTTGGGAGGGTTACTAATGGCACAACGAGCTTTTCTGATACTGTTACTGACGCTGTCCTTGTTGATAATCCTACAATCTATACTAATGGCGGGGCTCTAGACCACGACACTCCCCCAAGAGCAAAATTTATTCACGTTGTAAATAACACAACCATTTTTGCAAACGTCAAAGAAGGCTCCGTAAACTATCCCACAAGGTTTAGGCAATCTGTCCCTGGTTCTCCCGACCACTGCCCGGAATCTTTGGGCGATGATGTTGAGATACCAATCACCGGATTAAATTCCGTTGGCCTTTACCCGATTATTTGCGGGCGAGATAGAACGTATCGTCTCGAAGGTATCTTTGACGAGTTAGGAAGGGGAACCGTACAGTCGCGGGAAATTTCCAGAACCAAGGGAACTGTTTCAAATCTATCAATGGTGCAAATTCCTGGCGGATTGGTATTTGCAGGTATTGACCAGTTTTATTTTACTGATGGGTATAGGGTTTCTCCGATAGATGTCCATCATGTGGAGAGTTATAAAGAGCTTGTTTCTCTAGCCGCGTATGAACAAAAAATTTCAGGGCGTTACGACTCTGCTGAAAACAGGGTCTATTGGTGTGTTGCAGACAAGACTACAAATGCGGATAATAATAAGTTATGGGTACTAGACCTTAACTTTCCAACAGCTCTTTCTCCGGAATCTACGTTTACCAAATTTTCAAACACTGACAGCTGGAGCCCTACCGACGTAGAGCTTTATACTAACGCTTCTGCCATAAGAACTTTTGTAATTGCAGACACCAGGGGATACCTTTTTAAGTTTAATGATAATACGTTTACGGACCCGGATATTAACACCGCTACTAACCCAAGCACATGGCCAACCAATCAGGTTATTTACAACTACAAATCTTTCGCAACTTCTTTTGGAACAGTCACTAATTTTAAGTTTGTCCCGTCCATCACGTTACAAGCCAAAAATGTTGGCGACGTGACGGTACAGATTAATTCTAATAACGAAGACTCAGGGCTGTTTAAAGCTTTAAAGCCAATTCGCAAACGCGGCGGCATTACCTGGGGCGACCCAAACATACTCTGGAATTCTGGAAGCATTGAGTATCTATGGAACGTAAACGCTCTAATACGAGAGCTCAGACTTTTCCCAGCTGGAAATTTGCGTATGGTTTACAAACAAATCCAAATAACGAATGCGTACACAATCATTATTAACTCAGACACTTTTGGAACGGGTAACATTTCAGATAGTGCAAAAACGCTTACACTCACAGATGTTACACAATCCTTACCAACCGATATTGTAAATTACCATGTCAGCTTTGCTGCCGATTCTTACACAAAAGATTTTCAGATACTAACCCGCAATTCCGCCACTGTTCTTACGTTCTCGGATACAAGTAACCTGTCTGTCACCGCAAGCGCCTCTGCGTGGGTTATTAAAGGATACCGAAAAGGGGAACAGTTAAGCCTTCTTTCCTATACGCTCGCAAATGCACTGCTAGGCCAACACCAGACGGTTTACCGAGGGGAAACCGGGGGGAATGCCTAATGCCACAAATAGAGTACGAACTTTCTGGAGTTAAGGATCCGATAGTACGGGACGTGTTGCAGAGCATCAGGGATTTTCTAAGAAAATTCACTCTTTTCTCGGGGGAGTGGGAGGTTTTTGAGTTTGTTTTTACTCAGGCGGAAGACAATATAAAAATACCGCACCGACTAAAATTTACTCCTAAAGACATCTTACAGACTGCTATAATAGGGGATGCGGGTGTAATCTGGCATTACGATTTATTCGACTCCACAAATTTAAATGTTACAGTTAGCTCTGCTTGTACTGTGCGCGCCCTCATAGGGCGTTTAAAAATTGGGGGACGTGTTTAGTGCAACTCTTTACCTATTCAGATATAAAGACAAAGTTGCTGAATGATTTGGATATTCAAGACTTGGACTTTATCAATGGTGAGACAGAGCTTCTCGGTTATATCAACGAGGCGCTTAATGACGCTGAGGCGTTGGTACACACACTAGGGCTAGAGGCTGATTATTTTCTAACCCCCTCGACGATTACCCTCGTATCCGGTACCGAGGACTACGTGCTACCCACAAATATTTACGCCTCTAAGATAAAAGCACTTTTCTATGTCAACGGAGAAAAAAAGTATGAGATTATTCGCATCAGGAATTTGAGAGAAACGCCCTACTTCCAAGCTGGTGAAGATTATAAGTACCAGCTGCTTACTACTACCGGCACTGCCAACAACATGCGCATGCGCCTTTATCCAACTCCTGCAGAGTCCGGTGCGTTTCTAACAATGTGGTATATCCGAAATCTGACGACGATGACAACCAGCACTGCCGCAACAAATGTTTGCGAGTTGCCAGAGTCGGTTAACTTTTTACTGCAACATTGTAAGGTTAGAATTTATGAGAAGATGGGAAATCCGAACCTGCAGCTAGCGATGCAGCAATTGCTTATACAAAAACAATTGATGGTGGAGACGCTTCAAGAAATGGTCCCAGATGAAAATACTCTAGTGGAGCCGGACTTAAGCTTTTATGAAGATGCGTACTCTGACCGCTGGAATACTTACTAGGAGATATTATGGCCACAGTTTCTTTACAAAGAGGCGGAACAGTATTGCGCGTCCCGGTGGAACGCATGGGAGAGTACGGGGCGCAGGGATGGACTGACCAGGGCGACCTAGTAAAAGAAGCTAACGCAAAAGAGGGTGTTGGTACCGGATTTGAAGGAGCTGCCGCTGCTAACGCAAGACCAGTAATGCCGGAGTATCAAAACCTACTTGGACCAACAGGGCTACTCAAAGAACAGTTTCAAATTAAAAAGGGCGCCGACATCAAGAGCACTCTTGATACCTCAGCGCTGACAAAACTTAGAGGAGAAGCCATAGCTGCTCCAGGTACTTCGCTTTGGGAAAAACTGCAAAAGGGAAGACAGGACATTGTATCTGCCGATGCTAGGGATAAGGGCGTTCGTGGCGCCGATGCCCAAAGACTTTCTGGAATGTCACAACTAGCAAGCAGTGGCGGGCTTACAAATTCCGCAAGAGAAAGACTCATTCGCGGTGCCGGAAGCGACCTATCTAGCGGTAAGCAGGAAATGGCAAGGCAAGACGCCGCGGCTAGGTTAGGCATTGAAACTACTGCTGAGCAGAATAGGATAAATCTTTTATCAGCGCAACCAAACCAAGAGCTAGGCGCCGCAAACTACGACACTAGTTTGGGACTCTCTAACCGAGACTACGCAACCGGAATAGATACGAAAAATATTGGCGCAGCACTAGAGCGCACAAAGCTACAAGACCTTGGGAAGTTTGGAAACTACCAAGAGCAAATGAGGGGCTGGGCTGCCGGTAAGCAGGCAGACGCTACGGCTAGTAGCGGCGGAAAATAACTTGAAGGTGGTAAAGGTTGAAAAGTATGCGTGGAAATCAATGTCAGAAGAAGCCCACAGAATATGTTTCTCTGAGGTCAAGCCAGTCGGTCGTGAGCGGGTTGATTTTGCTTTGCTTGTTACAAATGATGATGATTTTCCGCTTGGCTATACCACATGTAAAGAATTGGACAGCGAAACCATCTACCTCCAATTCGGTGGGTGTTTTCCAGGAACAAAAGATTCAGTACTTGCGTTTAAAAGCTATGTAGCTGGAATTGAGTTTTTGAAAAAGGATTATAAGAACGTTTGCTTTTATGTGAAGAATGATAATTTTGCGATGTTAAAATTTGCGATGAAAACAGGGTTTAAAATTATTGGGGTTAAAAACAGGAACGGCGATATTTTACTGGAGCATGTAAATGGCAACTGATAGGTCATTCGGAAATATGTTAAATAATAAGCCTGTTACAAAAAAGCCATACTCGGCGTTGGAAAAAATTGTAAAGAAATGAATATCCGCAAATACACAGATAAAGACTACGAGATGATTTGTAGCTGGTGGAAATTTCACGGCGAGCCCATTCCACCGGAAGAACTAATTTCTCAGTTCACGTACATCTTAGAGGCGCCTATTGATAAACCATGGCTTTGCCTTTCTTTGATTACGTTTAATACGCCGTGGGTTGCATGGAGCGCAGGGCTTGTCTCTAATCCGGATATAAGAGCCCACGGCAGAAAAGAAGCTGTAAAGTTACTTTGGGACCACGTCGCAGACCTTGCTAAGAAGATGGGGTATAAAAACTTACTATGTATTGCCCCATGTGAATCATTGGAAAAGCGCTATGCAGAATTAGGATTTGTTGCAACAAAAAGAAACCAGACCTTTATGGTCAAATCTTTAGGAGAATAATATGCCATTGGGTGGATTAATAGCAGCAGGGGTACTCGCCGCCGCCGGTGTTGCTAAATCAGAGTTTAGCGATAAGCCAAGAGCCGAAAAAAAAAGAGCGCTCGCCGCAGAGACCGCGCGCTATTCCCCTTGGACTGGAATGACTCCAGAATCAGTACAGGAGGCAGACCCGTTGGGATCCGGACTACAGGGAGCAATGACAGGAGCAGCACTAGGGCAAAGTATTTCTAACGCCAGTTCCGCAAGAAAATTTCAGGACGCACAGGCTGGTTATCTTAATCGTGGTGGCGGAGGCGGGGCTATTTGGGCTGGCATGCCGGGCGGCGCGGACGCCTATAGTGGTGGAGGGATGGGGATGGGGGGAACATCTCGGTATCCAAGTGGCTTTTCGTGGAACAAAAAAGGATTGATGGATTGAGTAGAAACAAGAGGGTTTATGGCACTAACTAATGAACAGCTGCAAAGCCTACTAGCAAAAGGCATGTCACCAGATAAATTAATTGAGATGTCTGGAATGCCGCCTGAGTTAGCAGAGAGGCAAATGCCTATGGCGCCACCCCCAATGTCACCAGACATTGCGGCAGAAGCGCAACTTGCAACGGCTGTAAATCCACCGGAAATACCACCAGGGAAACCTGAAGTAGATCCAATCCTTGCAATGTTTAGAAAAACACCGGAGCAACACTACACAC